CGTTATTGATGTCGCGGTCGGCCTGCTCATTGCTGACCCCGAGCTTTGCAGCGTCTGGCACGACGGCCACCTTGACGACAGGCTGCGCGGCGCGGGTCTGACCCAGTGAACGAGTTACCTTGTTGTTCGCATCCGCGAGGTTCTTTGTAGATTCAGCCGCGGCGTTGATGGGCGCGGTGATCTGGTTGTACCTGTCGATGCTTTTCCCGATCTCTGTGTTTAGATCCTTTGTCCGCCCAAGCAGCGCGTTCACGACCTGCTCCTGCTTTCTCACGGCGTCACTTGCCGCCACTATGTCCCACGTGTCCACGGTCGCCGCAAGGCCGACAATCCTCTGCGGTGCCGCCTTTGCGGTCGCGAGTTGATCTTTTAATTTTGCCAGAAGCGTCTGCTGCTCGCTTAATTGTACGTTGGTCGCGCCGATTTGTTGCTCAAAGCCTTTGATGATGGCACTCTGGATGATGGCATCTTTGTACGCGGTGACGGCGGTCGTCAGTCCTGTGACTTTGCCCTTTTCAATATCTAAATTCCCGAAATAATCTTTACTGATTTTTTTTAGGTCATTGAGCGCATTATTCCGCTCGAGATAACTTTTCGTCTGGTCCTGCACAATCCCGACAAGCGCGTCAATCTTTGCCAGTTGCCCGGCTGCGCCCGCTGTCTCCTCCGCGACTATCTGCTGTGATGTCCGCAGCTCCTCATTAAACTTTTCGTAAGACTTTGCCGCCTTTGCTGTCTCCGCTGCCAGTTGGGTATTGTTGGCCGTCAACGCATCAATCGCAGTCCCAAGACTGCCATATTTCTGCACGGCGACAGTGATAGCAGACGACACTAAAGAAAAGCCAAGTAGGAGCCCCGTAGGCCCTAACAATGACGAGCCGAGTGCTTTAAGCGCACCACCCACGCCGCCGCTTTCTTTCCCAAGTTGTTGAAGTGATTGTACTAATGGCTCAATATTGTTTTGAATAGCTATAAATCCAAAAGGCGCATCAGATGCGACACGCCCCAGGTTGAATATCGATTGCCCCGCTCTATCCGATGATATTTTTAGCGGCTTCGTCGCCTGTTCAAGCTCTTTGATGGATTTCTCGGCCTTAACAATGCCGCGCTCAAGTGGAGCTATATCTACCCCGGCCGTTATTTTAAGCGTTGCGTCCATCGTTCTCTTGTCTTAACTTTTCAAAAATTGCCGCTATCTCATCCTCGTTCATTTGTCCCTTGAACTCATCTCCTGGCAGTTGCCAAAGGTCCTCCGGCGTTTTTGGGCTTTTTTTCGGGTCTCCCCACATTTTAGCCATCATGAACATAAGTAAGCGCGTTTGCCGGTATTGGTTGACGACCCTGTCAGCATACCCCGATATTATCAGGCTCACCTCCCGGAACGTCATCGCATCGTACCCGCTCGCCCCTATTTCTCCGGTGACATAGGCGCGGAGGTCGTCCCATCCGTTGCTGTTGGTAAGGTCGAACTTTTTTTTTCGTCCTGCTCCGCATCCTGCTCCGCCGCGCCCTTAATAACCCGGCTATTATAAAACGTCTCTGCAATCCTTTGGAATACCTCCGTGTTAGTCACATTCTCATCCACCCAGTCGCAAACATCCTCAAATGTGAAATCAGGATCCTCGCGCTTGACGTAGCAGTTGTTGAACAGACCCCAGTACACAATGACCGGTATTAGCGCGACATCAACATTCTGCCCAAGTTGCAAGCCTAATTTTTGGCTTTCAAGCGTTATCTGTTGCACGGCAAGCATGCCGAACTTTAGCCCGCGCTTTTTACCCAGTGCTTCGACCTGGATATATCCGTTAGTCATATGTTTGGTTTGTTAGGAGGTCACGATGATGGTGCCAGTAGATTGCAGCGTTCCGCTGAAATTCAAATAACTGCCACCAGATGCGTCCTGATTCAGCGTCAGATCCGTGAAATACGCCTCCGATTCATGGTAATAAATCGTACCCGTTGATGCTCCGCTGATTGTCGGATTGCGAAACCTGACCTTTACCTTTGTGCCGTTTTTAATGGCCGTAGCGCAGTCCACATATGATGCAAACCCGGCGGCCGGAGCGGTCTCACAAATTGCGTCAAAGTCAAAGGTGAACCCGGCAGGGCCGACGCTTGTCAGCTTCCCGCAGTTGGTTTCTTCTTCGCTAACTGACGTTGATGTGTTCACGGATGATGTGCGCAGGCAGACCAGGGCCTTGTACGCTGAACCGGCACCGGTGAAGTCGATGTCGATGTTTTGGAGATTGCCAGCAATGTAAGCCATTTACTTCTGTATTAAGGATTGTGAAAAACGTATTAATTTTCTAACAATGAAATAAGATCCATCCTGTTCCGTCAGGTAGTTGGCTGATTCCAAAGTTACATTCAAAAATTGATAATTTGCATTTGTCGGCGCGGATGTTGGAATTGTCAACACGGCGTTCTGAACTACCTCGGCGATATCGTCCACTGTATCGAGGTCGATCTGCTTGTATTGTTTGACCACCACGTCCAAAGTGATGACCCCAGTGTGGACGAAAAGTTGATTGTTTCCCTCCTGGTCATAGTCGATTGCGTTGATATAAACATACCTGTCAGGCGTCGTCACTATGGGCATATTGTCGTACACCGTCACCGGCATCCCGCCGTATGTGATGCCAGACAATGCCGCCATGTACGCGTCCCTCAATGCTCTACCCGGATTTTTCATCCATTGCTCTTTTTATGTCCTTTACAATCTGCCTGGCGTTTGATAGAAACGCAGGATACAAAAATGGCTGCGGCCTTATGCCCTCTTTCATGATTTTCCGCGCGATCAGATAAGCATGATTCTTTGAACCCTTGCCCTTTTCGATATAACCCTTTTTCAGCCCCCATTCATGTATGGCCTTGACCATGCCCTTAAAATTGCCTTTTTTTGGTCGCGCTTTGACCGCTGCCGCAATGTCTCGAAGATCTGCGGGTATCGTTGTTTTTCCCCTCGTCCCAAACTCAATATAAGGCGCATGATACGCATTTGCTGCCACCTCCCAGCGCAGATGTCCGACCTTTGCGTGTTGGATGCTTTGCCGAATGCCGGACAAGTAAATGGGTGCCCGCTTTTTTGCGTCTCCCTCTATCTTTATCACCCCCGCCTGCAGCGCAATGTCAATCTCCTCCGTCAGTTCGTTCTCCACGTCCCGTAATTGGTTGAGCGCCTTTTGCACCCCGACCAATTTGAAATTAATCATATCACGATCCTTTTATACCATATGCTTGCCAGCTCCGGGAAACTGGTCAGGCTGGCCGTCTCATTGCTTAACTCGATGCCCCTGTTCTGATATGACCATGCGACAATTCTTTTCAGGTCGTTAAGGATATCATCCGGCACCGTTGTGTACCCGCACTGGTAAAGTATCTCATGCACGCCTGGCGAATACACCTCAATGCTGTCCCCGTATTGCTTGTATGTCACGCAATCACCCTCATTTGTAACGGACAAAATCCCAGTCACGGGGCCGGGCAATGTGTAAAGGTCCATTGGTGCCATGTCCACGGTCAGCTTGATGGTCTTTTTGCCAAGTTGCAGGCCCGTATAATTCTCCAGCCAAAGGCGGGCGTTTTTGCATAGTGACGCGATTAATGCGTCATCATCGCTGAATGATATTTTCATCGCCGCCTTCGCCGCCGCGGTCGTCAGCGGTTCGGTCGAAAGGTCTGTCTGAATTTCTTTTGCTATCAATAAATTCATCGGTATTCTTTCTGTGCTTTGTAAATGAAATCCTCGATTTTTTGCAGTCCCCCCAATGGGTCGAGCTCGATGGCCCGCTCCTTTGCTTTCTTTGATGCTGCGGAGTATGCTTTTCTTTCATCGAGCTTTTTTATCGCCTTTACCCAGTCCTCTACCTTGTCCCGGTCCTGTATATAAATCCCCGCTTCGCCACAATTTTCAAGCAGCCCCGGCGTGCTCGAGCATATCACCGGGATCCCGCTCGCCATCGCCTCCGTCGCAGTCCGTCCCCAGCTTTCGTATTTGCTCGGCATTATCAGGATGCGTGTCTTTTCATAGACTTTCCTGATGTCCTCCTGCTTTTCCCACACCTCGACATTCGGCGGCTGGTCGATGTGCTGCCCTATCGAGGCGGGCTCGGAATACGATCCTTTAACCCCAATGAATTTTTTATCCGGCATTGCCTTTGCAATCTCTCGCAAAATATGCCCGCCCTTGTTATGGTCGAGATTAATGAGCGTAATATACTCACTTTTGGCCGGGTCAGGGTTGCAGTTGTACACACGATAATCACATGCCGGAGGTACAACGATTGAATCGTGCCTATAATTTAGTTTTTTGGCTGCCCATTCCGAATTATAAACTATGTACTGCGGCTTTTCCGCATCGACGATACAGTCGTATTTGTGCGTGTTGTGAATGAGATGCACGACGGGCAGCTTGAATATTTTTGCCGTGCCTATCGTCCACTCGCTGTAATCCAAATGTGTGAACACAACGTCCGACGCATTGAACAAGTTGGTGATGAATGTCGGGTCTGACGGGAACACATCAATGCCGTCATAGATGTAATGCTCCGTGATCTTGTAATGATTTGCCTGATGCAGCAGGACCTTAATAGTGTGCCCTTTGCCTGAAAGATACTTGTTAATGGCATGGAGCATAAACTCCGCGCCGCATAGATGCTTAGGCGGGTAAAGATGGACCGAGCAAAGTATGTTCATGGTATTCGAGTTCGATTAATATATCAAGATAATGCCGCGCTTTTTTCAAGTCCTCAAGTCCATTCTTAAACTTATGGCGCATGATGTACTTTATGATGTTCCCCTCGATGTATGGCAGCCCGTTGGCATGAATAAATTCAATCGGTTGGATCTTCCATTGCTTGTAATGCTGACCGCCCTCCTGCGTCTCTAACGCGCTCATACGACTATCCATTTGTCTGGATAAATGTCTTTGGTCTCCAAATGCGCCGCTGCGGGCCCGAACCATTGGCGAGGCGCGACCACTTGCCCGCCTGCCAGCCATGCAGCCCACCATGAGAATGTACTATTAGCGATGATGTGGTTAGCGCATTTTTTCATCAACCGAAAATCCTCATAAGTCGTTCCGTTCTGAAAAACATCATGCCCGCCCATAAACTGCCCCAGGATCTCCTTTGCCTTGACGATATCATCCGAAAAAATCATGTAGGGCCCCTTTAGGTGCTTCATCGCCTCGGCATAGTACCATTTGCTGCAAATAGGGTGATACTCGCCTCCATAATCCCCGCACCTGATATGTACAGCCGTGTATGGCAGTGGCTCGCTCTCGTCCTTCAATGTGAACAGGCGGCGGATATAGTCCGCGCAGTGAATAAAATACTTTTCGCTTTGCATGTGCCCGACATATGACCACCCATCCGGATGATTCAATCCTTGCCAGCCCCAGGCAATGTGGTAATCGGCCATGTCTTTGTCAAGTCGTTTAATAGTTTCCCAATACGGAAACCACCGTCCGACATTGATATCTTCCTTACTCCCGAACCGCGCTGCTGCGTCATGGTTCACCCATTGCGGAAAAGCATAGTCGTATCCGTTCGCCTTTGCGATCCCGATCGTGCTGGCCACTTGAAAGAGCTGATTTGCAAAACGGCCGTATCGTCCAAGGTTGGCGAATGTTACCATAACACTAACTGACTTTTATAATCTTTATACCTTTTTTCCTGTGCTTGCCAATAATCATAATCCAATTCATACCCAGTAAATTCCATATTGTGCTTGTCGGCTGCAATCCGCGAAGACCCACTCCCTACATGTGTATCCAATATTTTCATCCCTGGTTCCGCGTAGTTAGTAAAAATCCAGTCGTAAAGTTTTACAGGTTTTTGCGTTGGGTGTATCCTATCAGGTTGATTTGGAGATGACTTATAAATTCTAGTACCTCCATAATTTACCCAAGCATACTCACACTCCGCAAAGTCTCTTCCATACATTGTTTCGCCTTTGTCCCATATTGCAAAATATTGGCTTTGTGGCAAAGGAAAATAATTACCGCCCCAAATTATTTGATTTTTAGATACTCTAAATAATATATCAAAATACATTTGATTAGGTATATTATTATCCCAATTTTTATTTTTATCAAAAGTTGATCTTTTTCGCCCGCCCATATTCATACCGCATACATCTATCCCATACGGCGGATCCACAACGGCTAAATCGAAATAATTATCCGGATATTCAGCCATGCCGATCATGCAGTCCATATTATGCACAATGTTTACCATTCCTCATTCCTTTTCCTATGATGGTGAAAGATGACCGGGTATGTGTCCATGTATGTACCCTTGTCGTAAATAAATGCCCCGTCGTTATACATCGCTGGCCACCAGTGTAATTTCAATCCATGCCATTGTTGTAAACAGGTGAGGATGGCCTGATCGTGCCTGTGCTCCTGAAACTCCGGGAACTGGTCCACCTTTAGCACATCATTGATAAAGTTTGGCATCTGTGACCATAACAGCCACTCGCGCACAAAGTTACGCGAGAACTTTGTCGCTTTGATGACGATGGCCGACGCCTGCGCCTGCAATTTGTCCAGGGCGAACATGCGAACGTACACCTCGCGCTTGCACCAGTGGACATGACGGTAATGGTTGCCGAAAATCATGATGTCCTGGTCCATTGCGTCAACGAGGTGTTGAATATTATCTACGACTTCGACCCCTGCGTCGATATAAAGCAACACATCATTCTCATCCATGTTGGAAAGGCACTGATCGATGATGTACGGTTTCCATAGCCAGTATCCCGCTCCGCGAGGATGGTTCAACGTGTCAAAGTTTTGCAGATAGAACTCCGATGATATTTCGGCATGGATCGGCGTCGCCCCGAACTTCTGCGCGGACCTTAATGCAAGATCCCTGCTTCTGCTCATGTTATCGCTCGCGTATGTCGTGACGTATATCATATCAATTCACGAAGATAATCTTCAGACGCTGTAAATGTATCGGTATAATCGACATTCCTATCCCAAAGGTCCGAGCGGGTCGGACGCTGGAAAGACAAAAACGGGTATGTCACAAATGCGCTATAAAATGGCAATATAGTGTCAGAAAGAAAAGTGTCGTACATGATGCCCTCCTGATACATCTCAATGATGCTGGCGGCCATGTCGGCAGTGTACGCGACGGCGTGCGTAGTATATGCGGCCGTGACGCGGAAAATGTTATCAGTGACTTTTGTCGGCGCCGGATGATCCGGGTATGGTCTTAGGTTCGCGCCGAAATAAATGATGTCCCATCCTTTGGGCATCTCCGCCATGATCTCATCTAGCCTGTCCATGTGCCTAAATGTGGCGTCATCTTCAAACAGGATGGCGGTCTCTTTGCCGCTTTCTACAAAGTCCCGCAGCATAGCGATCTGGGACTTGTTAAAACTTGCATGCGGACTTTCGTCCTCTATGGCATAAAACCATTTGAAACTAAAATTCGCCCCCTGCTCAAATAGGTAACGGCGATCCACCCTGGCGCGTTGCGTCAAGACGGCAATGTGATCAAAATGGTCGTTAAAGTTCATGGTTTGCGAAATGAAAAAAGGGAGCCGCCCGGCGCGACCCCCCTTTTTTTAGAATTATGCAGATGTACCGGTCGTGCCGTACACAGCAGCCTTCGGCTGGAACGAGAGGAGCTCGATCCGGGCCTCGGCGCGGTAGGTGACGAGGTTCTTGATGAAGTCGCTCTGATCAAACTCGGTGCTGCGAACTTGCAGGCCGGAAGCCTGTGCAGTTGCAAATGCATCGGTGTTCAGAACGTAGAACCTGCTTCCAGTTACCTGGCTGTGCGGAACAACAGGAATACCATTAATGCGGATACGGCCGTCGGCATCTACTGCAACGGATGCAGGTACGCCAAAGTTTGACGGCTTTGTCAGCAGCAGGGTGCTCCATGCGGCCCATGTGGTCAGGATCAGGTTCGGCATGCCGAGACCCAGGTCGCCATGCTGCGCTACACCGGCGATCATCTTCGAAACGGTCAGCGTCTCGGAGGTTGACAGCGCGGTGCTGTTGGTGGCGATGGTGTTCAGGTACCTTGTATTGACAGCCCTATTCCAGTCCTCAATGAGGGACTGCGAAAGGTAGGACTGGAGGAAAGGCAGATCCTGGAGCATCTGACGGGACACTTTCACGTAACCAGCGATAAAGGGAACGCTCACGTTCACCATTGTCACATCGTAGTCGATCTGTGCCTTGTCATTGCCTTCGGTCTGTGCGCCGAAAGATCCTTCACCGACAGGGCTGTTGCCGCGGGGGAAAGTCACGTTACCGGTAGCGGTCGGAACAATCCGGAATACATCGTAAAGGTGCGGATTGTAGAACGACCTCATGATCGGGTTCGGAACGTAACTGATCTGGCTGGTGCCGGTCAGGTTGTCGGTCAGGTTCATCGTGCCGACGATTTTCATCGCGGAGAATGCCTGCTCGGACTTCATCTTCTCGTGATTTTCAGCCACGATCTCGTTAACAGCGTTCTTAAGGTAGTCGCTGTTGGTCCATCCTGCCTTTTCCACCTGTGCGGCTTTAAGCTTGCCGTTTGAAGCCACAAGGCTGTCCACCTTTGCTTTCAGTTCGGCGATGCTCTCGCCTTTCTTTGCGGCATCTTCGTTAAGTTGTGCAACGTCTGCAGCGACCTTGCTGTCAAGTCGAGCTACCTCTGCGGTGAGCTCCTCTTTGTGGCCCTTGAGTTTCGGGTCAAGTGCCTCCATGATGTCTTTAACTTCCATCTTAGAAATGTTTGTGAATTAATAATTGAATTGCCTGCTTAACCTTATCGTCCTCGGCCTTTGGCTGCTCGACGGGTGCCTCAACGACTGCCCTGGCGCTACTCATGTCCTCGATAAGTTGGTTAAGCTGTTTTATCTCAAGCAGCAGCAGCTCGATTGTCTCGTCTGTTGCGTCTGTTGATTTTACGAATTTCTCGAGCTTCTTTAATCGCTCTATCCGGTTGTGCATGTCATGCCCTTTCATACCAAGCAAAGGCGTGTATTCATTTGCGCCCCATGACGTCAGGCTCGACCCCTCGAACAGTTTGATGTCAAGCAGCTCGTTTGCGCTATCTCCTTTCTGCTCTTTTATCACGTTGAACCCGATGCTGTGTTCTTTCACGAGATCGCTCTCGACCATTTTGATAAAGTCCTGCCCCAGGTTGTGCTTTCCGATCTGGCTCTCGTAATAAAGGCCATAAGCATCTTCTTTGAGGTCCATAATCTTGCCCAAAGGCTGACGAGGGTCATGGTTCAGCAGGTGCTTGATGCGTCCTTTCGGAAACCATTCGTTTATGCTTTTCTGAAACGCGCCCGGTCGGATGATGTCGCCGTCGCTATCTTTTATGTTGAATGCAGAAAAGTAACCGGTCACAATGCCTTTCTTTGCATCGACATCTTTTACCTCCTGCTGCAATCGTTTGTATCCGTATATCATTCTCTTATTTTTTGAACTTTCTTCCGCTGCCAAATAAGCCACATATGCGCGTTCGGCGGCGGGTTTGCTGGTGTACATGCAAGGCCCGTCGCCTATCCTATATTTCCCATCTCCGCACGCGTATATCGGCATGTTTATCGTTTTACAAGTCGTCCCCTTTCATCTCTTTTCGGCGTGAACGCTACCACACATCGGCAATTAATCGTGAATGATGCCGGAGCGTTTGGATCGCCTGGCTGCGCTGCGACCGCTGTGATGCCTTTCAGTCCTGTCTGTTCAAAGTTGGCGTCCATCTCCCTCACTTGTCCGTCCATCGCCCAGTGATCGAACTCGTCTTTTTTACTGAACCGGCGTGTCAGCTTATCGTTCCCCGCCACCCATTCTTTCGTCAGTACCGTCCGGCTTTTTGCCGCCGCCTCCATCGCCCCGACATTTGATGCTCTTCCGACTTCCGTCCTTGCGATAGTCAATGCTCGCGGGTATTGCACGATGTAACTGTTGGCAATGTTCAGCGCGATTTCCCGATAGCTTAACTGCTGTTCCTCGCCCTGCGTGATGATTTTAAGCAGCTCCTGTTTAGTCGTGTCATCCATCCGCGTAACGAGGTCCAGCGCGTGCCGTCCCAAAATGTTCACAATGCGCTGAATAATGTCAGCGTTAAAAAACACGTCCTTTCGCTCCTGTATCTGCAAAGATCTATTTACGTTTATCGCGAATTGCAGGCCGACCTTTTTGTAAATGTCCATGATGAGCTTTATAAACTCATCGTTAAACATGGGCATTTTGCTCCATGCCGCCTGAAACCCGATACTGTCCGCCTCTTTCACCAGTGCGTCCACCTGACGCTTAATCAATGCCTGTATCTTTTTCGCATATCCGACCTCATGCTTGCGCATCTGTCGGCCCGCCGCTAACCAGTATTTCCTCCGCTCTGCGAAATTCATCTATTAATCTTTGTCTGTAACTTTCTCTCGCCGCATCCCTCATCCTTGCCTCCGTTAAACATGACCATTCGCTCGGTAATCGCGGAAATCGTTTTCTGACCAGCTGATTAATGTGTTCAATGTCCACGGATCTTCACCTTTAACATATGTCACTATTTCCCGGACCACCTGCCCCTTGACAATGACGTGATAATGCACCACATCGTCAGATCGATATATCACCGTCAGCTCCATCGCTGTACCCCATATCCATGCCCGCATCCTCCAAAGGTATCAACCCCTGTGCCACATAGCTCATGTCGTATGCTCCGCCCCGCGGCTCGTAGTTCATCGCGATCCTCTTTTCGTCCATCGTCAGCCAGTTGGCATTAACAAGGCCCGCGACCATTTTCTCGAGATCCCTTTGCAGCTCCGGCAATGCCGTAATGTCAAAGTCAATGAACACGCCAGGCTCATTCATTCGCGGGACCAGCCACCGGTTCAGTTCGTCACGCAGCTGGGCGCACATGGGTACAATGGTGTTCGTAACAAGATCGCGCAATGCGTTCTGATAGTTGTTATCCGCCATGTTGTCCGGGCTGAACAAAACCACCGGCATGCCAAATACCCGGCACCATTGCTGGAGCGAGAACTGCATCGTTTCAATCAGAGCCATCTCCCTATTACTCAATCCAAACGAGAGGTAGTCCCACGGCGTTTGTAGCATCGCCACCTGACCGGCGCGCTCGTTGTTGTTGATCCTGTCTGCCAGGGCCCTCTGCATCTGCGCGGCCTGCGTTTCTGTAACTTGTGGCAATGTGCTTCCGACTGCTTTCGGCACCAGTGCGCCCTTCGCCCCTCCGTTCGCCATTTGATTCGCGGCGGCTTTTTGCGCCTCGATGCCCATTAAGTAAGTGTTCCACGCGGCCCGAATAGGTGACACGCCTCGGAGATGCTCACGCGTAACGCTGTCGAACTTTGGCGTCCAGCTTTTCCACTGCATGACGTCGTCTTTCTCCAAATACTGCGAGCCGACGCCGACCTGTAACTCCCATCCAGCCACGCCGTAAAGGTCATTCTTATCTGGCAGGAGGCCCATATACTGCGATGGCATGATGAACATCTCGACGAACTCGCCGTCAGTGTCTCCATCATTGCCCCACACAAAGCCCTCGCCGGTAAGAAAACGAAACCCGAAAAGTTGCTCGAAAAATTGGTCCTGGCCCTGATATCCGTTCGGACGCTTGAGCAATGCCGCGACTTTTGAATTGTCGGCGATCATGCTCTCGTCATAGGCGTTTTTGCGCTCAATCATCGCGCGCTCCAGTGCGCCTGGATGGCCGACCCCTTTGGTCAGTTGCTTGTAACGCTCAAGCGATAGCGCGGCCTTTCGACCCTCGTTCTTCCGGTAAACGTACCACGGAATACTTGCCGCTTTCCGGGAAAGGAATGAAACGATTGCGTAAACGTCGCTATTGTTATCGTATGCTGATGTGTATTTCTGCGCGTCGAATTGAGACAGGACCGCTGACGCGTTGATGGGCATCACCTGATTCGGCTGATTCGGGCTGAAACCCTTACGCCGAAGATATGAATCGATTAACCGGTCAAATATCGCCATTACATGACGCCCCATGTCAGGGCTGGCTGTTTTAATTTCGTGAACACCGCGTAACGCATTGCATCCACGATGTGATCGTTCAGCTTCACTGGTTCCTTATCGATGACCGTTCCGTCTTTGTCGGTTTTCCATTTGTAGGACTTCAATTCCTGCATCAAATTTACGCTACTTCCGTGAACAAAAAGCGGGAGGCTTTTCACCTTCATAATGCCCGCATACACATCTTTGTCAGCAGGCTTCACATTCCATCCGCATCTGTGTAACTCCTCAATACTTTTCGGTTCCGCCGCATCGCAAAAAATTTCATCTCCAGGCGCAATGCCAAGCGATGGCATAAGGTCAGCAAGGTCATTCGTTGTCAGGTTTGACTGGTAAAGCAATTCCTTGACATAAAGCGCATTATCGTAAAGTTTCACCTTGACGATGGCGGTCGGATTTCGGTAACCAAAGTCGAGGCCGTAAAACGTTTCGCCCTCCGGCATCTGTTCGCATATCCGCCAATGTGTGTAAATCTGCTCCTGACTGGCTCCGCGTTCGCCGAGGCCGTACACCTTCCACATCATCGGGTCCGCGTCGCGGTAGCTTTCAATGACGCCGCGTTGCATGTCAGACAGGAATGGGTTATCCCTGTATGTGCTGACCACCTTGACCGCCTTGTCGCCGTCCGCAATGTGGTACGCGTAGCAGTCAAAATCGGCCGGGTTCAGGTCAGTGATGACCTTAAACGTCGTCCGCATGTCGAGCTGGTCAAAGAGCGGTTTGCTGATCAGGTTCGCCTCATTCACGAAAAGAATATCCCGTGCCGGACCCCTTGCCCTGCCCGGATCTTCCAGCCCTACGAACTCGATGTAGGAGCGGTTCTCGAATGTGTACACCTGGTCCGTCTTGTTGTGCTGCGCCTCGCTGTACCATTGCCACCCGTTCATGATTTCCATAAAATCGCGGAACGCGCCACGTTTCAAGTGCGGTAGCGAATGTGACACGACTGAAATCTTTGTCCCCGGATTATTGTCGGCCCAGTATATCAGGGCCTGCAAAATCCCGAATGTCTTGCCGCTTCGCGCGCCGCCTTCATGGCAGATGTAACGCCTGTCGAAATGTAAAAGAGCTTTAACCGTTCTGGCCATCGGCTTCGTCGCCGTCACTTTGATCATCTCCATCTGTGCCGATGTATAACGCTATGCCCGGCTTGGGCACGTTGATTGTTTGGTTCACTTTTTGGGTATTCAGTCGCTCGAGCTCGCTGTCGTTGCTTATGAGCTTAAACTCAGCAATTTGCAGCGTAGCGTTGTCTGAATTGCGCCAGTTACGGCGCATCTTTTTCTTAATCGCAATTTTTTGCTGCTCAATCGCCTCTTTTATTTCGTTCACCTCGTTCAAACCGAGCGCGTAAAATGTGGTTTTACCGCATGGCATAAACAGCACAACCTCCTCAAGCGTCACGCATTCCTCGGCTTTTATCACCTCGAGCGCACGGTGTAACATCTCGTCTTTGTCAAATGCCGCCATATCGGACCAAATTAGTCAACATTGTCAACATGCAGCAACAATGTGGCTAATTAGTGGATTTCGATTTTTGGATAGGCTGCTTTGATGTGGTCAACCAGCTCGCTCTTATCGACATACCCGGGCACCAGCATAGTGACGACCTTGTCAGTCTCCTCAAGTATCACGGTCATCCGTTCGTCACCCATGATGTCCTGCCAGCGCATCAGCGTGACGGTATCGTTCACGGCGATCAGGTTGTTAATCGTTTCGAGCCCGTTGATGATCGTGCTGTGATCTTTTGTAAAAAGGTCCGCAATACGCACCAAAGTGTACCCGAAATAATCTCTCATGATCTTCCAGGCGAATTGTCTGGCGAGGACATTGTCACGTTTCCGGCACTTGTGAAAAATGTCATCAACCTGACACATCTCGCTGACAATTTCGACCACTGTTTTTTCGTTTTGTAACATGTTTATTTTTTTTATCAATTTGTGATTCTGCCATTAAAACCATTAAATGTCTAACCCCTTATATATATATACCTATATTATTTACTTTTTATTTACTTATTAATTATTATGAATTTTAATGGTTTTAATGGCAGATGCCTTGTAACTTGTTGTAATTCAATAACTTGCAGTCGCCATTAAAAAATATTTCTTCATGGCTGCTGCCATTAAATTGATGGCAGATTTTTCAAAACGGAAGATAGTCATTAGGTAAATTACTAATATGTTGTTCCTCTAAACCTGATTCTGCCATTAAATTTTCCGCGCTGCCATTAACTTTTTCCCTTTTCGACCATTGATTAATCTCGTTGATGGCAGCAATTTTTACCTCAAAAAATCGCCCGTTTTTGTCCCTTTCTTTGATATAATTATACCCTGATTTTTGCAGGAAAAAAGACAATTTCCTGCCGAAAAACTTATCCAATATTTTCGCCGAGTATGCCTTTTGGCAGTACCCCCATAACTTTTGAGAGTATATTTTTATACTCTCTCCAGTATGCTGAAAACACGAAACAAGCGTCTCCCCGCTGCCAATTTTAACACCAAATGGCTCCAGTTTTTCCTCAAAAATCCGATGGCTAACGGACCCAGCAGCGCATTCAAAAGCGTTCTCCATGACCTCGATAAGGTAGCCCGGAACAAGCGTTGATATCAGCCTGCGCTCCATTTTTTGCTTAATGTCAATGTTCTCATACTTGATGATGCCATCCCGCAGGTACATCTGGATGCACTCGATTGCAAAATTGTAAACGGCTAATTTTTCCTTTTCCGGCCATTCATCGCTAAAAAAATCAGGCCCTTTGAACACATCCTGAAAGCGATATGTCGCGCTAAATACCTTTTTTATGGCCATAACAATAAACCTGTCTTTGTCGCTGTCACTCTCCAGCGGCGGCAAGTAATTAGTCGTAATGAGCAGTTTAGGCGACAATTTGTAAGGTATCACGAACGAGGTCTTTCCTTTCATCTCCACGGTGAAATCATCCGTAATAAAGTTGTAAAACTGCTGCATCAATATCTGTGCGGTCGGGTCGTTGATGTAAAATATATCCGTCTTGACACCCACCCGCTGCATCTTGAACTGACTATCCGACTTGTAAACCTTGCCGTCCTGCTCGACAGTGTTCCGCATGTATTTGACGAACTGCCCGATGAGGCCCTTACCTGACCGCCCCCTCGCTTCCTCCTGGTCCTCGACATCTTCAATAATCATCAGGGCCTTTGCAAATGACTTCTTTTTGTAGCTATGTAAAATGTATCCGAGGCAGCTCTTAATAAAATCCGTTGCCTTTTCGTCAATGCTGACGATATCAATAAAGTCCGAGAAATCCCCCAGGCTTGAGGTCTTTTTGTAATCGATATCTTTAATGTCCGACGCGAAAATGTGCCCGTGCAAGTCCTGGTACCTATGCAGTTTGACCTGGTTTTTTGTGATTTCGACAATCCCATTGTTAAAAAACATGTACGATCTGTCATCCTTATCCCGCAACATCTCCCCGTCAAATACCGGCAACACGGTCAGGTACGACATGATGCGAGGCATAAAGGTGACAAGGATCCGCTGGGCTGACGCATCCGGGTACGACCGGCGCACCTCCTCCATGTACTCCCGATGAACGTCGGCCTCCTCCACATCATAAATAACATTATCCACAACCTTCACAATTTTCACAGGGCTGTCATTCCCGTCAGCCAGGCGAAACCATTTGTACCCCGCATTAATCGCCCATTCCTGCACCCCCATAATCTCAAGCCGATACGTCAGGCTTCCGTCGCGGTTCGGCGTCGCATAGACCATCGGCGTCTTTTCAGGCAGCTCAATTTTATAATCTGCCGATACCTCGATAACCTTTTGATAAGTCAGCTCCCAGTTCCTGTCATTCAGGTAATACAGGACCATGTACGGCGACAACCATGACGCCAGCCCATCACTGTTGTTGATAGATGGCAATTTAACACCCTGGTCATCGGTGTAAACGGACAGGCGTTTCTTTTCGTAATAATAGGCCGCGCTGCGTATCTTTTTTTCATGCTCGGCCTTACCCGGCCTAAACATCTCTATGAATTTACCATGATCCCCGCGCCCCTCTCTGGGCCTGTCAATCGTCTTTTGATTGTATGACCATCCCAGCGAAACAAGCAGCTCCGGGATAAACATCTCCTCAATATCGGTATCAAACTTTTTCAGGACCGCCTCATATTTGACCGGCGGCGACGGGTACCTGGATGCGCTATATTTCTTCAATCCCCCACTTTGCGTGATAGTGTTCCCCGTGAAACTATTGAGCGTGTAGGCCGCCTCAATAAGTTGCATGACTTCCTCAAACTCAAGTGTCTCGACCTCCGTCAGCGACTTTTGTATAAACGTGTAACCATTGGTAGGCGCACAATAAGTGATGCCATTAAAATTGCCGCGTAATGCCACCAGCTCGCGCCCCTGTTCATTGGCAGCAATGGCGTGAATTTTGGGCTTTGTAGGACAAAAGAAATAGACATGATACCCACCGGACCGGGTCCGTTCAATGACCAGTCGCGCGTAAAGCTCCGGGATGATAAGTTTCCTCCACCGGTCAAAAAGCGGGACGCCTCCGTTATGCTTCTCGTCAAAGTCAAGTGCCAAGAGCGTCGGGTTCGCCTCACCCATGATGACGGCAAGGCCATTGTAGCCCTTTGATATCCAAGCCCTGTGCTCCTCTTCCGACAACCCTGTTGCAAACTTCGAGCGGTATTCATGTATGTGATAAATGTCCGTGCCGACGGACTTCACGGGCATGACTTTGATGTCTGCATCCTGCAGTTCAATAATGTGGTCGATCATGGTCGTTATTTTTTAGGGAAGTTACTGACTATTGTCTGTGGGAGATTGTGCACGTAGTGCTTTTCATTTGATCGGGTCTGACATTCTTTAATAATCCCATCGCGGACCATTGTATCAAAAACGCGGTAGCCCTCCACCTTTTCACCGAGCTGGGCCGCCAGTGCTTCAATATATCCGGCAATGTAGGGAGCCGACAAGCATTCCTTGTCAGTCCAGATAATCCCAGCCAATAACTTGTTGTGCATGCGGAGCAACCGCTGAATTTTCTCTGATTCCATCTATATTAATTTTGGTCATGACGTATGTTTGTATGCCAGCCGCTGCGAGCTGTGCGTGACGGACGAGCTGTAAAGGCCTGGGCTTCTCTCCTGGGCGTTTTACCTCGATGTATATGGTGCGCCCTGCCTTGTGGCAAATAAGGTCAGGGATGCCGTTCTTATTCGTTTGCATGAGCTTAATGACGTACCAACCATCTGCCTCAAGCAGGTTAATAATACCGCGCTGTATTTTGGATTCGAACATAAAAAATGTAAAGTGAATTAAAAGAACAGGGGTAGAAACCCCCGTCCGTAATAAACCCAATTATGCAAAAAAACAGTGTCGGGAGCGGGATTCGAACCCGCATCTCCCATACGGTTATGGGGCGTTATCTTTACGCTACCCCGACAAATAACCCCAGCGCGTAGAAACGCACCGGGTGCATATTACCAACCAACCACTAATCTTCTTCTTTGTATATTTCGTTGTAGTATAACGATTCGTGTTTTATTTCTGACATACCTTCCGAATGTAGAAGTGCATTCATTTTTCCTGCATGAAACGCATCTTCTATCTGCTCCTTCTCCATTGCTATGGCTTTATGATATTCACTTATGGGCAATTTCTTAAAATAACCCTGTTCAACCAATGTATCAAAAACCCATTCTACTGCTGTCTGTTGTGCCATGTTATTTGTTTTGATGTTTTCCCCCATGCTCGCATACCCCATTCTGCCCGCTTATCCTTTTGTAATGAAACTGTGCTGATTCACATGCCTTCCGCTCAATCCACGTCCAGAAAGTATCCAATGCAGATTCTACTTTTTGGCACATACTGCATGCTGCTGCCGATTGTATTAGGCTAAATGCGATGACGAGGCTGATGATGTACTTTTTCATAATTGGTTTTTTTTACGTTTTTTATCCCTGGCTCTTTTAATCCAAGTTTTAATGGATAGTGAAATGATAAGGATCGCCGCGATAATGAATAGATCAAGCGGATTAAAACTGTTCGGTACTTCTGTTAATACTGCTATCATTTTAGAAATCAATTTTAAGTCGGATACTTTTTATGGTTCCTGTTTTTAGATGTATAACCTTCAAACGATCCATCTCGTTAAAATATTGCAAAGGCTGGTCTTTATATTTTTGCACCACATGCGCCGATAGCGCATCCAGCGTCATAACGCCGGAGAGCTCAACGCCTTCAAGCGTCACTGACAACATTTGGTACATGTCCGTGTCCTGATAGTTCATTTTTTTTGGTTTAATTATTTCAATGTTAAAAATGTGCAAGAGTTTCGTCGGCCATATCTTTTTTAAAATGGTCAAGGGTATAATCTTTCTTTTTCAGTACCCGAAGGTATATTTTTTCCTCGATGCCCCCGGCTGCAAAGATCCAATACACTTTCGCCGGCCGGTCCCGATCCTTTGACTGCATTCGGGCCCGCGCCTGCCAGTAACTTACGGCCGAAAAGTCGATGTTCATCATGATTAGGGCGTCCGCCGCGCTTAAATTAATGCCCTCGCGCCCGCTTTGTATTTGGGAAATGTAGACTACATTCTTATCGGTAGCGTTGAAAATCTCTGGCGTTCCTGCTATCCTACCAGCAAAATGATGTAACAAATGATCCCGTTCTGCAATAAACTTGTAAAATATGGCGATTTTTTGTCCGGCAAATCTTTCCTTTATAAATTTTACTTTTGTATCATCAATGACGATTCCTATCCGCTCCGGCTCGTCCAGTATCACCGTGCCGCTGTACACCTGATGTAGCTTGCCCATGAGCTTGACGGCCGTGTCCGCGATAATTGTGCTCTTCTTTCCAACATACACGTTGTCATACTTTAGGCGTTTGGCTATCTCATACGTCTGCGCCGCCATCTCAACCGTCAATACTACCTCCTCCACGACCTGCTCAAACCCCGCCTCCTCTTGCGTAAAACTGATAAACAAGTGTCCACAGACGGCTTTTATGTCCTCGTTCCGCGCATGAGTGTAATCATTGACCTCTTTGTTGTAAAGGTACTTTTTAGTGACATCGACATAATTCTTCGCCCATCGGTAGAAATTGGTCTCCGGGAACGGGTTATCAGAAGATATCCAAAATTGATGATAAATCTGCGACCAGCTTTCTGGCGTCGGCGTGCCAGATAAATAAATGACGGGCTTTATTCCTACGATAGTCTTGAGTAACTTTGCCCGCTTGTTTGGCAACGGAAACTGTCCGAGCCCATGCGCTTCATCGCAGACGATAAGATCAAACTTGTCCCCGTCAATCTGATGCAGCTTGTCGTAATTGATGACATTGATGGCGAACGTTACCGGCAAGGCTAAATAATCCCTCTCGATGCTGCTGATTGCCTTTTTCTTCGTTACAAACAGGACCTTCTGCGCCCCGTGTTCCTGGGCGATACTTAACGCCGTCGCTGTCTTGCCCGTCCGCACCTCCATCGCGAGGTAAACCATGCCAAATTCTTTCAGCATGGCCACCCCGCGGCGGACGATGTCGAGCTGGTAATCACGCAGCTCCATTCGCATCTGTTTTAATTGCCAGCTTATCGGTGTATGTGTTGACCCAGTGATTGACTTCCCAATCAATCATGTCCTTTGTCAGCCGATAATGCTTGACGGATTCAAGATCCGACAGCCTGTCCCCTGCCTTTTCATACGACCAGGCGAGTATCGCGCGCTTGTCGCGGTCGGGCTCCTGGGCGATCCTTTGTAGTGCCCGGCGCATGGCGTGATACAGCAGATTAATGTTCACAAGGCGGTTCGTATCCTCATCCCTGACGGACAAGTCGTGCCAGATAACAAGGTCGTACTGGCTTTCTTTCATGGCCGAGTGATATATGCCGTGAATGTCCCATGTGAGAATGTCGTCATCGCCCTCAATCGTACCTGCCAAACACTTCGGCGAGGCGTTATAACGGGTCAGGTTCTGAACTGTCTTTCCTGTGCGTGTGCGGACTTCCTGTCCGCGCTCCCACGCTTCGATACTAAATGGTGTCATTGTTTTGGTATTTTGCGATGTTAGTAAATACTTCGTTGATGAACGTTTCGGCTGACTTGTCGATCGTAACGTTCTCGCCGTCGGTGCCAATGCACTCGCTGACGTATTCAATTAATGTGTCGATAAGGTCGTCCTTTGAGATGGTGACGATGCCGTCTGAATTGATGGTCATGGTGTAGGTTTTTTATGTGTTAATTGATAAGTTGCTTGCCTCGGCTTTGCGTCAGCGTTCTGCGCTTGCCATAATTGTTGAGTGATCAGAAACAGGGCCATGTCGTCGGTGGTGTTGTCCTTTGTAATAAGCTGCCATCCTATGCCCTGCAATGCCCCCTTTTTGCCCTCTGTGCGGGTCTTGCTGTTCAGCCATAGTATTGCCACCTGGTCCACCTCAATGCCCGCCACGCGGTGCAGGAGCGTCCTGTACGCTGCGAGCTGCAACCAGTAGGATGCGTGCAGGTTGTTGGAGGTCTTGATGTCCATAAGCGTCGTAACGCCCCCGATCTCCACGACCCGATCAATGGTCCCGGCGTAGCCAACCCCGTCATGGATGTAATTTTGCTCGCTCAAGATGATTCGCGGATGGCATCGCTGTGTAAATTCGACATATCGCTCAAACATCGCCCATTCACTCATCCGGTAGCCGATCTCGCCGGATTCGGTCAGCAGGCTGACTTCCAGTCCCGCATCATATGCTTCGGTCAGCTTGTGGACAGTCGTGCCACGGCGGCCCGCATCGTCGCGGACCGCGTCGGCGTTTTCTCCCTGCGATTTCAGCCAGGCGAAAAAAGCGGCGTCCTTTGGATACGCCTCCAAAATTGTTGTCACGGAGGGAACAAAGCCCCCGGACGGGGTACGGTAAAAACGGGCGTCAAGAAATGTCAGTTGCTTACTGCTGGTGTCGATGATGTAGTTGCTCATGGCTGTTTGGTTTTGTTAAGTTCTTCAATTAGTGCATCGGCAAGTTTAACTGCTATTTGGGCGTGCCCTTCATTTGATATCCATGCTTTATCAGTTGTTATCAATGCCTGAAATGCTTTTGCTGCGAAATATTCTCGTACGGTCAGTCCTGGTTGAAAAGGTATATCAGGATCGGTTAAAGGAAATGCTGAATCGTTTGATTTTGTCATGTTTTTGCTTTGACGTGTTAAAAATTACCCGCACCTTATGCGCGGCGGGTCTGCGGTCTGTAACCATCCGATGGTATATCTTAAAACGGGATCCCGTCATCATCCAGCAGCTCGGCACCGATGGCAAGGGTCCCCGTTGCTTTCAGCGTGTTGCTGTATTCAGCGATCATCTTCTCAAAGTACTCCAGTTGCTCACTGTCGTCCCAGGTCTCCTTTCCTTTGACCTTGATTTTCTTCATCGGTGGCAGGTCGCCGGGGTTGTCCTTTGTAAACGCCCATTTGATGCCTTTATTGCCCTGCGATAAAATTATCGAGGTACGCCTAACCCCGTCCTTCTCCTGTATCTTTGGTATCAGCAACAAAGGCTGGTCAAGTGCGACGTTAGGCAATGCCCGCAGGAAAGCACTGGCCGGGCTGCTTGACAATTTAATCTGCAGCTGGTAACTGTCCACCTGGTCATTGATTGTAATGAGCAGCTCCTTGCCATAGTTGCCCTCTCGTGTTGCAAGGCCCGTCATTACGCCCTCCACGCTGTCATAAAGTTCCTCATGGATAAGCTTGCCGGAGCCCTCGATGACCCGACTTTTAGATGTCGCTGTCGGCTCCTGTACGCGCCGCGCGATTTTCCCGTTTTGGATAGACAGGTAAATCGTACCGCCCCCCGATGTTTTAAGTCCCATTGTTTTGATTTTTATGTTTGTTAATTAAGTCCTTCGTTCTCCATGCTGGCGTCGATCAGTTGCCTGACATGCCTGTCGATCTCTGACGGACTGACGTAACCCTCCCAGCGGCGTCGGAACAGATGAATGACGCGGTCCTGGTCATCAGGCGTCAGCAGCGGGAGATCGCGGAGGCAATACAGAAAGTCATCGCGGAATTTCTCCAGGATCGGCCCGCGTTCGTTATTGCGCTCCATTACAAAGGCCATAAACATGATGGATGCCAAGATAAGGCCGATGGTAAGTATAAGATCAAGGATATTCATATGGCGTCGTTTTAGTACATGCAGCTGTCTGCGCAGCAAAAAATAATACACATTATTATAAACAGGATGGTGTTAAGTACTTTTCTCATGCTTCGTGATTTAAGTCGTCAAGGATAGCGTCCACCACTTTCTCCTTTGTTGTGTAAAACTCGACAATCATGTCAAGTACACGCTGGGAACACGTGCCTGTCTGGAATGCCTTGTAGATAAGTACCCGGGAAACGTCATTGCTTTCCGCAATCAGCCGAGCGTCGCCCCGCATGCGAAGGCGGTTAATTTTTTCGAGCAGTTCTGTTGTGATCTGTGCCATTTTTGTTTGTTTTTATTTTACGATACGAAGAGATACGATTTTGGCAAAATTATTTTGACGGGAAATGCGCCTTGCATATTGGAGCGCTTCGTTGCGATTCCTTGCTTGAATGTGCAAAGTCTCAAAGCTGTCAGCGTAAAAGTTTGTAGTCTGATGATCGATGACGAGACGATAATTTTTCATGATTTTTGTTTTTTTGCGTTATTGATATATCGAAAGTAAAACGTTTGTAAACACGAACCAAATATTTTATTTACTTTTTTTATCAATATCTTTGCAACATGGTTGCAAAAAAAGCCCCGGCCTAAAAAAGCCAGGGCGTCAAACCAAAACTAACGGAACCATGAAACTATTTTAATTCAAAGTGCATGCCGTCCAATTTATTTGTCCAGTCGGCCCCACACTCGAAACCGTGCTTTCTCCAAATATCCAAAAACGGCTCGCTCCATTGCACATATTTCGCGCGCAATGCCGCCCTGTTTGCCGCGTTGACACTGACGAGCGGGTTCCATGTTGCGTTGAGGTCAATCGCCAAGCCCCATGAGTGCCTTGATAGCATCGTCCGGGATCCCCGCTGATACCTCACATTATAGCACCCGTCCCATGTCTTAATCTCCCGATGCAGTCCTGTGGTAATCAGCTCGTCCATGACCTTGCCAAATGGTGCCTGCAAAATTTTGTTCATGTAGATTTTAACCGGTAACGCCTTAATCTTTCCCCTCCATCGCATCGTGTCCACGGTTTTCATGTACTTAGTCTCAAATGCCACACGGTCCGTCATCGGGTTGCCATAGACCGCTATGAGCTGCATTTGGTTCATAGGCTTTTTAATATTTTCATTTGCAATTTGTAGATAAGCCTATAAGCAGCCCCCACGACCTTAATTCTATCTTCATCCATTGTATCGTATAATGTCCCCGGCTGATCAATCACCTCATTAATGACCATTATCTGATTCTCAATCAGATCGCGCAGCTCGGCCTGTTCATTAATTTTCTCCAGTGTTATGACATTATCATCGCTCATAAAACTTGTCCTTTGTGGATGCGGTAATTTCTTACATGAAAGTTCATGTTATCAATATCAACAACGGCGAACCCGTGATTCCATTTGTTGATTGGTAGATACCCCGGATTAAGCTGACAAAGGCACCCGGTCGAGTACGTTGTCGTAATCTCGCCGTTCATGTTGCTTTCGGTATGCTCTGACGTCTGGTGGTTGTGGCCCTGCATCGCGCTTACCTTGCCGCGCAGGAACAGGCCCCTGGCGATGTTCACTGGGCTGAATATCGACCCGCCGAACTCGTGCCCGTGCAATACATTGAGATGCCCGAGCTTTATGATGCGCTTATCGCCAATAAACTCGATACCATTTGCACGGGCTTTAATGATGTTTTCCAGTTTGAACTCCTCAACTCCGTCCAGCTCACCGGCCTTCATCCATAAAAAGTGATCGTAACGTTCCTCATGATTGCCGGACTTGAAATATATTTTCGCAGTTGGAAATATCTTCTGCACCGCCTCAAAGAATTGCTTAAACGCCAGCAGCTCATGGGCGAATGATCGCGCTTTTGGGTCTTTGGCGAACCGGCTCAATTTAAAAAAGTCAATCGTGTCGCCATTCAAAAGTACCGCATCCGGTTGTTCATTCTCTGCAAAAGTAAAACACGCAGTAAGCGCGTCGATAGAATGATAAGGGATATGAATATCGGATAGGACAAGGACGCGCTTTGCATTTAATTGATAAGGTTCATAAATAATGTCATCGCTTTCAGGGATCGCGTAAGGGTTGCGCGGCCGGTCTGGCAAATGGTTTGTATGCGCGTAATGGTCTTTCTTGCCCGTCTTGCCCTCGATGTATCTTAACGCACTACGCGCGTACTCCAGGTCTGCAAATGATTCCTTATTCTCATGGTACATTATCCGCGCCAGTTTCAGCGTCGGCATGTCCCACCCGTATCGTTTCCTGTACTCCCTTGCCTTGTCTGCCCTCGGACTAGTTTTACCATTCATCTAAATCCCTTTTTTAACATCATCCCCGCAGTTATGCCAAGGGCAGCAGCAAGACCACTCAACCACCATACCTTTCTGCGACCCTCCTTCTCCATCTGCATAATCTGCCCCTCCAGGGTATGCTTCTCCTTTTGTAATGTTTTGGCAAGGCGGTCATCCACATATTTCAGTTTCACGGTGTCAACTATCCTGACCTCTTTTGTTACCTCCCGCCATTTGGTTTTAGTTATCCGGATTGTATCCTTAAACCTAATGGTATCCGTCTCATAATAAATATGCAGGGTCGTATCATAAATGGTTAAGGTATCCCCCGGCACATACAATGTGTCCAATGGCATCGGGTTGTTTAGTATCCATTCCGCAATGGCTGCATCTATCTGCTGTTTCTCCCGTAACGCCTTTTTTACAGGATTACAAGCAAAAGCGACAATGAGCAGTATGATAAAGAGATACCTCATTTTTTCAATTCCTCAAGAGAGAGCGTACCATTTACAAGGTCGCTTGTTTTCTTCCGTGAAAGCATGGAATATATTAGCGGAAGAATGGACATAACAATACCCAGGATACTCTCAAGTTTTTCAGGAGACAGGCTACCACGGGCAACAAGCAGACCACCGAAACCAATGATGGCCGACCTTAGGAACGATTGCAGCATCTCGATGCCTACCGTCTTATCAAATATGCCCCAAATAACCGATACCCCGGCCATTGTTACACCGACAACCATCTGCCAGATGGACTGGTCGATTACAGACCCGAAAAGATTCTTACCAAGCAGGAAAATTCCGAACGATGTTAAGAATGTCCGTAAAAGGGACATCAATGTTTCTTTATTCATTTTTCTTCGGTTTCGATTTCTGGAATAGATTTTTCTCGTATAGCCTTCTGTACTTCCGCTATCTGCGCATTGATGCTTTGCAGTTCCCTTTGCCATGCTTCCACCATTGCGAGTGCATCATAGGCTTTTGCTTTCAGTTCCATCAATTTTTCGTTCATGCTATTGGTTTTAGGTTAAGTGCTGCTGCTACTATCTCATAGGCTTTGACATTCGTGCCATCCCAAGCAAGGTAGTCCGACCCACCAAGATCGACATATCCACTCGCCACTTGTTCGTTATCCTTCGTGAACAATCGATAGGCGAACTTTGCCCGTGTTTCCATATCGTCAAACTCGCTATGAATGACCAATTCCACGGCTGATTTTTTGACGCCGTCTTTCCAAACTAATACAGATTGTATTTCCATTGTTTCTATTTTAAGCAAGTAACCCGTTATTGCGAAGTGCTTTAACTATTTGATTCAAAGTGTAGCCATCAAAAGTTGATGCATCGTTAACTGCCGTACCTGTATTCGCTGCGAATGTTGCCGCTGCCACTCCTGTTGTTTGCTGATATAGTTTAATCACCGCACCGCCTTCCGTTCTGACATGAAGTGCAGCATTACCAGCAGTTATATCATTCGCATATATCTGCACCACATCGGTCGGTGATGTTGTCGGTGCCGTTCCGTTTACGATACCGATAACCCTTGCTGCTGATGTACCAAACGTTGTAGTACCCACCCCCACATTACCACTACTTGTAGCAAAATACGCATCCGTTGTGTTGCGGAGGGTGCCGGAGATGTCTAACTTGTAAGAATTATTATTTGTTCCAATAGAAACGGCACCACCCGTGAAAAATCGTGTTATCGGAGTTGAGCCTGTCGTGGTTGAAAATATCGTAAAATCATTGGCACCGATGTTCAATGTTCCTAAGCCTTGATACCCCTGTGAATTATCGGTAGTGCCGAACATCGTTAACGCTAACGAACCGCTATTGCTGCGAATGTTAAAACCAGCATTTTGGGAAGCTGTTGCATTGCGTAGCGCAAATGTCGCCGCTGCTGCATTGTGATATATGCTAAACTCGCTTTGCGGACTCGCTGCCTGATCTCCGAAAGAAAATCCACCAACAACGCTAAGTTTTTTTTGTGGACTTGTGGTGCCAATGCCTAAACTACCTGAGGAATCAAATCTTGCCCACTCGGTGGTATTCCCGGTAAACAATAAACTTCCACCACTTGCAACATCTATTGCTAACCATGTATATCCCGTTCCGTCAAATGGCGTTCTTATCCTTCCGGCCAAAACACCATATGCATTAATCGCTAATTGTCCCCCCGTTCCGTTTGTATCGAATAAAACTGACCCGGCGACATCTAACAAATAATTAGTAGTAACACTTGTCTTACCAATTCCAACGCCTCCCGAACTCGTAGCAAAATATGCTGATGTTGTATTGCGAAGAGTGCCGGAGATGTCGAGGTTATAGGTGTTGTTAGTATTGCCGATGGAGACATTGCCGCCTGCGTTGATGCGTATCCTTTCCGTTCCATTTGTTCCGAATAACATCGCTTGGTTCTCGTAGTTCCATACGTAAGCAATGTTATTGGATATTTGTAACTGAAAACCATCATTTGTCAAAACTCCACTCGTATCATTTTGCAAAGCAAGTGTTGGTACATTCGTGCCGCCATACACACGCAAATAAGCGTTATTAATAACAGTTGTACCGATAGATACCCCTCCACTACTCGTAGCGAAATATGCTGATGTTGTGTTGCGAAGTGTACCGCTGACATCTAACCCATACGCAGGAGATGCGGTATTAATGCCCAGCCTGTTATTAGTCGCATCCCAAAAAAGATTATTACTTCCCGTTACCGTTGACGTTCCGCTGAAGTATGTCACTTGCCCACTTGTCCCCGTCCCTGTTACAGGGTTGGTAAGTGTTGCCTGTTTGCCATTAAGTTGTGTTTGAATGGCACTCGTTACGCCGTCCAAATACCCGAACTCCGTATTGCTAACTACTCCCGTTCCTATCTTCGCAGCATCTATTCCCGTTGGTAAGTCCGCTGCCTGTATCGTACTATCCACCCATACCGTGCCGTTATAACGGAGATACTCGCCACTTACAGGCGTTGGTGCTGATACATTATGCAATTCGTCAAGTTCGTACCCGTTGTCAACCTTGACGTATATCTTTCCGTTATTTTGGTGTGCGTAGATTACAAACCCCAAGATGACCGTGTGAATGGGTGCTGACGGCTTGACATTGGTTATGACGCCCGATGTTGTGCCGGACAAGTATAACGTGTCACCATCTGCCCATGTCTCCCCTTGTAGGCTTCCCGTTGTGTTGATGTTTGCAATGGTTCCACTCGTGACGATGAAACCTTCCTGATTGTTGCCAATATCTTCTGCGACAAGTCCAATAGTGTCCTTACTATTCGCATCATTATCCGCACGGGCAAGACTGACCTGTAACCGCTGACCCTGTGCGCCTATTATTTTTACAGCACGGTATGCAGCACGAGTAAGGTTTCCCCCTGTGCCATTAACTGCTCTTAACACTTGCTTTTGACCGATGGGTAGGTTAACACTTGCACCTTTGAGCATCAAGTCAAGGGTTCCCTCCGTGTCGTTCCACACCATACTTCCTGCCCCTGTTGGTGCGTTGGTCGGTGTCGTGTCAAACTCTATATTTCCCGTCAATAGACCGAACTCGCCTAAGTTGACGTCTTGTGTTGCGCCTGTGTAGGGCACACCCGCTACATCTGATGCCCAAGCGACATCATAATCGGTTGCGCTATTTTTCTTTAATACTTGATTGGCAGTACCACCGGGAGGGATCCCGACGGCATCGCTTATCGTGACAGTTATTTCGTCAGGCACGACCGACACCAGCACATCGCTTTCATTTACAGTTACATTGTTCATGTCGTGATATCTTTTATAACTGTGAACGCCCCCCTGATATATGTTGATACTACCCCGCTGGTGAATGCCGCCTGAAGATCGTAGTAATATGACCCGCAGTTATCAATCGTGACCACTTTACTGATCGTGATGATATTGTTACCGGCCCCTCCGACAGTCAGTCCATCGCCTTCTGTAAGCGTCAGTAACACATCTCCGTCCGCTTTTGTACGCACCTCCATCTTTACCGCCGCCGTAGCGAGGCTGATGGCCGCCCCGTTCTCATCCGTGATGGTGATTGTGTAGGTCATTGTATCGTTACGATACGCTTCAATATTGAAAATGCCCGGTATCATACTCGTTTTATTTTTATCTCGATGTCATGCGGAGCGATCTTATTGCCGCCGAAATATGGCTGCAATAAGTACCCGATCCGGCAAGGTTTGAGAGGTATTGTTAATCTTGTGGTCCAGTTGAAAACAAGCGTCCAAAACGGACCGCTGCCATCTATCTGATATATCAATTTTTCTCCGATGTTCACCCATCCGATATGTCGGCTGTCCCTTACCCCGTATGCGTACCAATATGCCAGTATCTCTATCTGACCCATATCCTCCACCCATCGCCACCCGTACCGGACGCTATTCTTATGGTGATGCGGAAATTGCCCGATGCCGAACAATTTGTTTATGTCGCTCTGGTCCTCGCCCACATTGTACCGGCAGCTGTCCGTGAACTCAACCTCATAGCGTAACGCCTTGCAATCGAATAGTACCTCAGGCATCCGAACCGGTGCATGTGTGCCTTTCTTTATTATCACTTGTCCTGCTTTTGGTTCATCGTGATCTCTATCTGTGTCAGCTTATCCATGATGCGGTCCAGTTTCGCATAAATCTCATCGTCTTGCTTCTCAACGGACCCGAGGCGCAGATCGAGCTCTTTAAGTTTTACCTGCATATCGGTATATATTTTAAACAAGCCCCCGGCGAAAAGAATTGACTGAATTATTACCGTAAAAATCCAAAAAGAGTTTTGCGTCATCTCATCTGCTTTGTTGCCTCATTATAAATTTTTGCCCGTAATCCCTCCGATTTCTTCGCCGGCAATTCTCCTAAGGCGTCGAATATCATTTGCACCTCCTCCGGCGTGAACTCAAGTTTTATGACTTTCGTCTGCTGCCCGTTGAAAGATGTCAGTGTAACAAAAATAACCAATAATAATTTACGCATCTTAATAAGTTGCTGCTAATACCTTATACTTTACTCCGTCCACTTCGACTTGAAGGTAGCCCGTTGCTGATGGCGCAGGACCATCCGCGTAGTATGACCCGATCTTCCACGGCGCAGCTGTGCCGTCCGTGGGTGCAGCCGTGGTTACGGTGCCGGATAATATCGTGTTCCCGCTCACTTGCAGCACATACGCGCCGAGGTCGGAGGTCGTGCCGATAAGAAACTCGCCGTCACCTTTTATACGCGCCCTATTTGAGCTGTTGGTTACAAAGTTTATGATTCCGTTGGCGAGATTATTCACCTCAAGATCGCTGCCGGAATAGGCTATATAAGCCTTTTGCACGTCACTGACTTTGTATGCGAGGAACGCCTGGCTGGTGCCGTTGATCTCAATTACACCGCGCCCGGATGCCGCATAGTATATACTGCCGGTACCCACTCCGAGATCCCCCTTAAAAAATGCTGCGCCGCCGCTGGATATCTTCAGCCGCTCGTTGCCTCCTCCCGACAAAAAATAAAGATTGCTTTCGGCCCTCATCGCGAAATCACCGCCCGCGCCGACCCCGACGGCCGTGCCGTTGCCGATATACCCCGCCACTGTTGCCCCTGAATACTTATATGATGTAAGCAGCGAACCTGTTGATGATTGAAATATGGCGGGCTCGCTTGTTGCGAGGGCCCTGATAGTTCCCGCCACATCAAGTACATGCGCCGGCGTTGTGGTGTTAATGCCTATGAATCCAGCTGATTGATATATCCGCGATGTATCTATCGTTGTTGATCCCGTCCACCTTGTCATGTAGTTTGCCACGCCCCCCGATAGCGACGCACCGGACGACGCAATGTCCGACCACCTTGCCGCCGCGCTGTCCCAGTATTGGAACTTGTTCTTTTGGCGGGAGAATATCAGCAGCCCGTTGCGCTTTGTCGATGAGATACTTGCCGTATCCGCCACCATTGGCGGCATGAATCCTTTAGTCGCGCCATATCGCGGCCCTACCGAGAGATAGGCGGCCGTATCGGTGAACGTGTTGCGGCCGACGGACATTTGGTACCGAAAAATGTAGTCCGGCACCGGGTTGATCTGCTGCGCCGATGCCGTCACGCCAAAAACAATAAATGACAATACCCCGATAATCTTTTTCATTTGCTAAACACTTTTATAATTTCCCCAATTCCTAAATCTGCATCGAAATATATCTTCTGCTCTGCTTCGCTTACGACACACGTATTGTCTGCCACATTCGCCGCGCTTGATACTCCGCTGATGTCTGTCGTATCTTCCAGCGTTTCGGCGTATGTTATGCCTGTCAGCGGTTCAAAATTATAAGATTGAACGCTGCCGCTGATTGGCGTTAAATTCCCATAAGCATAAGAGATAGATATGGCCGGCAATGTCGGCGCGGAGGTTGTGGAACTATCAGAATAGATGATATATTTCACATTGTCAATGGTGCAGAAATATCCGCTTTTCCATTTTTGTTGACCAATGTAAATTTTTAAATCCTTTGCCGGGTCGCTTATCTCCACTTGCAGGCGGTTAGTCGATACATTTGTGACTGTTGTCGTGAACCCGCTCCATGTCGCTGCGTTGATAGCACTTACAAGCCCGTTCCTGACATCATTGGCGTCATCCCCCGCAATGACTGTATATTTTGCAATCACGTTGTTATCGTAAAATGAATATGTCCGGCCGACAGTCACCGTGCTGCCAATTTCGTACACCGTGATGCGTGTCGCCCCTACGCTTTGGGTGATGATGTTAATATACTCGTTTGCGCTCAAGCTTGTACGCTTGACCCCGTACCATTGGTATTCATACACATCCACCTCCAGCGTGCCAGCCTGAAAATTACTACTATGCTTGACTCCTATCCCGTTACGGTCAATGATGACAACATCTGCCGCCACTATACCAGGTGCGGCAATCCACGGGTTAACAGCATCATTAATATATGTCCGGCTATGATACATAAATTACTTTGATGTATTCGTCAGCCCCTAACGCGAACCCGAACTCAAGCGACCCGGACCCACTTGTAAATTTCACCTGCGATCCCGTCGGCGTTCCGACGGTTATGACCTGCAGTCCTATGCCGTTACGGCGAACGTCCAATATATCCACACCGATAAGGACAGAATTACTGATAGTTGTCTCGCCACCAGTTGCTGTGAAATCATAACTATCTACGTCAGTGAGTGGCGCGCTGGTGCTTGTCTGCTCAAATGACGGGTCGCCGTTCATGGTCAGCTGAAAACTGAAATTGGAAAGCTGGCCGGCAGCCCCTGACAAATTAAGTTCGTCGATAAGGCAAGGCACCTCATAGGTCTTTGTATTGCCCTGCGGATCGGTGACGGTGTACTTCGTCAATATTATCGTCTGGCTGTTAAGATAGTCGAGCAAATCAAAAAATGAGTTTTTCCCGCTATCGGGCACGACCTTAGTGATGCCTGTGCCGGAGATGGTGCCGGTGATGCGCCCATAGATATAACTGCGCCACTTGCCGGATGTATAAGGTGCCAGTTCGATCTTGTCGGAGGTCGTCGTGATGGATACATCGCGCGCGCATGCGAGCGGGTAGTAATTGCTACCCAGCTTCAGGAACAGCACAATGTTATCACCTTTTACCGCGTCTGCCATTATTGATAATAAAAGTCGAATGAATGTGTATCCAAATCCCCGGGCACCTCTTCAGATGTATCCTCGTCATATATCTCGATCAACTCCGCGGACCAGACGCATGACATGAAATCAATCTCCTTCAAGTTGGTTATACCAAATGTTTTTTTCGGCGCGTCGTCCACGAAGTTAATTGTATTGACCAGCCCGATCGGATAGTCTGTCCCGCTTCTTTCCCACACTAGCCCAAAAAAGTTGGCTTCAAGTTTTGTCTTATACGTCCTGTTCACCTCCCATTTTGCAATGGCATGATGCCGCTTGAATGTGTACCGCTCTGTATTGTATCGGCGGCGGTACCAGTTGTCACCCGTCAACGTGAACCCGTCACTTTGGTAGATTGCGCCCTTGTAGATATTTGTCTCGGCGTCGTCCAGATATATCGTCTCGTCGTACTTTTTCGCGTAGTCGTTCGATATTGTGTACCTGTCGTAATCGCCTTTTATAATGCTGCGGCGCAGGTTTTGAATTGACGGCTTTACATTAAATGTCAAGTCCTTGACGTATCGGTAAAGCGCGCCGAGATTCGAGTAATCATGTACAAGGTACACATGTATATACCCCGCTACCGGCGTGCCGCCAAGTGCCTCGCTGCTGAACTCCTCCCACTCAACACCGCTGGCGGACCGCGCCACGGTGCAGGCAGGTATCAGTGACCATGAGGTGATCTCGCTCCATGCCCTACTCGCGCTGTTGTACCCGTATGTTTTGCTGTCGTTTCCGAACAGGAACACAAAGGCCACCACATCGGCGGCGGCGGTTATATTGGCATCATTGCGGTGCTGGAACCCGATCTCTATGTAATCATTGTCCTGCACATAGACCTCACACGACTTCATCCAGCTGTCAGTCGTAGGCTGCGGGACAAGTGCGACGAAATCATCGTCCGGCAGGTTTTGGTTTGTGCTTGCATACCGCCGCCACCTTTCAAGATTGTCCGTGATAGTGGTCGGCGTGTTCGGCGTTGCACCTTTCTCCCACGTCCAGTCATCGACGCTGAATGCGTCAAACTCGACCCCCAAAATGCTGAATTCGCGCAGCTTTGTGCCGGCCTGAAAACTTTCATTGCAAACGACTTGCGCGAACTTCTCCCAATTATAGTTAATTGTCGTCGTCTTTGACGGCTTTAGGATGGTCTTGAGCATGGCCGGCGCAATCGGAACTATCTTCTCATTAACCCCTACCTCCGCGGTGTAGCGGGTTGATATTCCCGACCGGGATCCTATCGTCGGCTTGTTATTGATAAAGCCCGTCAGGTTGGACGCCAGCGGGATGAAATTCTCTTCCACTCTCACTATCCACCATTCACCGAGGTACTGGAATAAAGTCTGCGACCATGCCCGGTTGATCTTCTCCAAAACCGTGTAACTGTCGTCGTATTCATTTATTGCACGCTCAAACGTGCGAGCATCGACCTTGCATTGATCGAGGCCCGTATTGGTGCCCGTGCCTGTCATGGATGTGTGGAACAGGTTAGATATGACCCGGCAATATAAAAAGTTGCTTACAGCCTTTTGCGCGGCGTACTGGATGAGAGCGAACGGCGTGAAAGTCCCGACAAGCTGCGCGCCATTGTCAGACAAAGGCACGTTTTTGAGACGTCCGATGCCCTCGTCCGCTCGCAGTGTTAATATATGATTCTGCGCGATCCAAGTTTCTTGTAGATCGTCCTGCGATAGATAGCCCTGCCAATAATTGGTCCATGTGCCAAAGTCAAAGGACACGGTGATATCATCATCGTTGTCCGTGATGAAATCCTCCAGCTTAACGCCGCCCTGTGATGCCAATATCTCAATCGTTGCCTGTTGAGGTCTGACGGGCTTGAAATAGTCGCTATCGCTGTTGAACTCCTGCAATACGAACGGCCGCTCACCGCCGTACAACGTGATGGGCTCATCGTCGTAGTCGGGGAAATTAAAATTCACTACGCAATCGTAACCCTGCGCATTATTAAATTTTAATTTGAACTTTACACCCATTACCCAGCCCTCCCAATTCGTGAATTAGCATTATTTAAAACCCCGACGAGGTCCGGCCCGCGTTGAACGAAAACAACCTGACCGGCTAATTGTAACCCTCCTGGTCCCATGTTGCCGCCGCCGAATGTGGGTGCGGAGCTGCGGCCAAGTTGGAACAGCGACCCGATGCCAGACCCGCCGCCACCAAGCAGTCCTTTGAACAATGACCCAAATGATGCGGCCCCCGCGGCCGTACCGCCTGATATCAATGTCAGAACCCCGGCAAGGATAGCGGCCTTTGCTATCGTCGCGACAAGTTGAATAATGAGTCTTTTCAATGCGCCGCCAAGTGCCTGAAAAACATTCTGCCCGTTCTCAAGTGCTCCAAAAACAGCATCCACGGCGGGTGCTACGATTCCGTTGAGTGTTGCCGCCAGTGTGTTTAGTTGCTCCGCGCTAAATGTGTCTTTTATCTTTGCCTTGAAAGCGTCAAAGGTTGCAAGCGCGGTCGCTGGTATCGTAGGAACGATGGGCACCTGTACGACCGGGTTCGCCAGTTTGAACGCGTT